TTTGCATCGTTATTATTTCTCGGGGTATTAGCTCATCTGGCTAGAGCGTTAGACTGGCAGTCTAAAGGTGGCGAGTTCGAGTCTCGCATGCTCCACTTTACAAACCTCTCTGTTTCAGAGGGGTTTGTGCTTTCTTAAGCTTCTCCAGTTTTCGTTTTTGGATAAAAAAAAGACAGTTTGTGCCACTTTTGGCAAAAAGAACTTGTCTAAAACGAATCCAGAACAATTATGACAACTCTTAAAGCTGCCGTTGTTCCGGCCAAGGTGCTGAAAAACGGCAAACACAGAATTCGTATAGCAATTGGTCATAAACAGGAAACAAGATACATCGTTACCCGATTTGAAATAGATAATACTGCTAATTTTAAGGGAGGGCAGGTGGTAGGTGTTCCTGATGCTGCACATGTCAATGCTAAATTACGTGGAATACTTAATTCATATCAGGATGCCTTGGATAAAATAAACACATCATCCTATACTTGTACCCAACTTGTCGAATACTTGTCCTCGGTAAAGCAGGGAGCTATCTCTTATAGTGTTGCTTCGGCTGACTATATGCAGAATTTGATTAAAGAGGGGAGAAGGACCACTGCTTCCTTATATCAAAGGGCGAGTGATTACTTCATTGAGTTTGTCAAATATGATATAATGCTTGATGGAATTACTCCCCGGACCATAAAGGACTTTGACATTTATCTAAAGAATGTCCGAAGGCTGGCTCCTGTTACTTGTGGTATGCACATGGCACATTTGAAGGCAATAATCAATCAAGCAATAAGGGATAAAAAAGTATCATATGACACGCATCCTTTTGAATATTATGAAAGACCGGCAGGAATGCCTAAAGAGCGTGATATCTCGGTAGCTGACGTAAAGAAGATAAGGGATGCGGAGATAAAAGAGAAGTCTCAGCGTGTTGCCAGGGATGTGTTCATGCTTTCGTATTATCTAGGAGGTATCAATCTGATGGACTTGATGCAATACAATTTCAAAGATGCGAAAATTATGGAATATGTACGTGAAAAATCAAAAAACACAAAGAAAGGTGATATGAAGATCAGCTTCACTATTCCTGAGGAAGCAAAACCGATTATCAAAAGATGGATGGGGCGTAATGGAAAGCTTGATTTTGGTTATAAATACTCTTATCCTAATTTTCGTAACTATGTAACAAAAGAAATTATAAGGCTAGGGGAGAGGCTGGAGATAGAATCGCATGTCGTATATTATTCAGCTCGTAAATCCTTTGTCCAACATGGTTTTGAGCTGGGCATACCATTGGAAACTTTGGAGTATTGTATAGGCCAAAGCATGAAATCCAATAGACCGATCTTTAATTATGTCAGAATTATGAGAAAACATGCTGATGAAGCCATAAGAAAGATTTTAGATAATCTAAAGTGAGGATTCAAGAACTAGAGCGATTGCTTCGGCAGTCGCTTCCTCTTTTTCTTTGTCTATCTCTGAGTTTAGCCGTTCTATCAAGTCCATATTCCCTGTGACAATCGTTTTTGTGCCCTCAGAGGAAGAAATTGTAAGCTCATAGTGTCCATAACCTATAAACTTTTTAGATAGCTGATAAGTGGTTGGGGGGGGTAATTTTGACATATATGCGAATTTCGTTAGTCAGCGGAAAAAGAAAACGGTTCCGCTTTCCCGTTGCGTTACATTCCGTAATCGAAACAGTGGGTACATTAATACTCCACACGGGGGTCGGAACCGTGTTATGAAGAAGCTACAGGCAATAAAAATCGTCTGTAGCTCAATACGAGACAACGCCTCGATTACTTCAAAATGTAACGCAATGCAAAGATGGGTATTTTATATGACTTTACAAAAAACAAAATGGGAAAATTTCAATAAAGCATAGAGGTGAGAGATTATATAATGATGATGAAAAGATAATCTTATTATATTTGACACCATCCCCGTAGTTGAGTCGCTACGGGGATTTTCTATATTAATTGGTCAATGTCAACTCCCAGCTATCCATAATGGTCATCTCCCAATGTGGAGTTCCACCACTATCTTTGACTGATACTCCATATACAGAAAGGCTCTTACCCAGACTGTCATATTCCAGTAAGGCAGCCTCCTCTCCTTTCCGAATACGGAGATTCATAAATCCAGTCATTTCCTCCCAATCGGTAGACCCAATGGAAAGATGTTCTATTATGCGTCCTCTTACCGATGCTCCAATAGCAAATTCCCTGATACGGTTCAAATATGATTGAGCTTCCTTATAAGTCATAGTACAAAAGTATGAAGTCTTAATGAAAGACAAAAAACGGGCTGCTTACTCAACCGCCCCTTCTATAAATTCCTTTAACCGATACAACCGGACGATTACCGGATTATATTAAGCATCCGGATAGTGCTGCTTAATATCGCAGATATTCGCATTAACATACAGAGAGGGTGTCAAAGATATGCTCTGCCTCGCTTAAAGTTACCTCTTGGGCTAATTGCGCGGTCTCAGCCCAGTTAATTAAGGCATTCACGCTTTCTTCGTCATAATTGTATTCCATTTTATTTAACTTTATTCCAAACAGGAAGGCTCCCAAATTCTATCTCATATTCAATTAATAGTTGGTGTTCTACAACTACAGGATCATCATTCTCGGTATCATACCATAATACAAGAAGATGATCTATTGCATTTTTCTTCATTTCTAATGGCCATGATCTCTTTCTTGCGATTTTACCAAACTGATGTCCATTAACAATACGGTCTTTTATACCACCCAAGCCAGCTTTACGGTGTACAATAACACCTTTTTTCTTATCTTTTTTGCCAGAGCGGCCGATATAGATCAACTCCTGTTCACCACCAATGAAAGCAATCACGATGTAAACTCCACTTTTGTTCGTCGGAGCATTACAAACATCATTAAGTGAATCCGTACTTTTGAACTTAAAACTGCCATTATTGGGGTATTCATTAAGTAGGTCAAACATAGCATTATAATTTAAAGTTTCAACAAACATACAAATATATAAAGAGAAGTCAAAGAAATCTCAATAAAATGATCTGAACCCAATAAGGCAAAGATACTAAGAAGGCAGCTTATTTGGCTGCCTTAGTTTTTTTCTTTTGGAATTCATCATATCCTAACTGCCAAAAATACATATCTACAATCTTCATTGGAGGATAAAAATATTCTAGTTCAGCTTGAATAAGGCTCTGACATTGTCGTATACAATCTCTATTTTTCTCGGAAAATTCAATTATCTGCACCATTAATTTTTCATCAAATGACCTATTTGAATAAATACCTGCTCCTACTTTAAACAAGTTATCAATAGCGGGAACACAACCTATAGTACCCAGCATAATTTTAGTGACCAATGTATCTGTAGCACTAACATCTAATTCTGTACCATCTGCTTTATAATATTTTAATTTACTGTAGTAGCTTTGGATTTCTTTGTATAACTCAATAATTCTAATAATATCTTTACTCACATACCATTTATTTCTCAGATTATAAAAATTTCTTATTGTGTCAATAGTCTTTATATGAATTTTGTAGTCTTTCCAGAAGATGCCACAACTACCTCTATACATTCCCCAACTCGCTAAATAAAAGGCAAGATGAAGCGCCAACTCATCATCTTCCTTCGTTTGATTTCCAAAAGCTTTGTAACAATGTTCCCATGATTTAAAACGATGGTTGGAATCTACTTTCATATTATCTAGATATTTTCTCACAATCTTTTTTCTCAAAACAAAATCTAATGCTATATTTTTATCCATAGTGTTGATTGTTTATTTTCTTTGTTAACAAACTGAGTCTTTCGGATTATAAAAGATGTGTCCTAATCATTTTCTATTTTTATTTCTCTTTAAAAAAGAGTATTATTTCACCACTCAATGCATCTTTTAGTATTGCTTTTGTTATATTCTGTGCATCAAGAGTTATTAATTTCTGTTCATGCATTTCGCTGTTGACATATTTTAATGATTTAATTTTAACTTTTCCCCAATTGCGGGTATTGACGTAAACATCTTTGAATTCAAATATTCGTTCTGTCTGTTGAATGGCCTCCTCTGCCAACTTATCTAAAGTTGCGACAACCTTCCCTTGTTCATCGAAAACGTTATTTTCTATAGTTTCCAAAGGAAGATATTTTTCTCCCCATTCATTGCCGCGTCCCGACAAATGCGCACTGAAATTCCTATATGATAGCCAATCTATATTATTTTCTTTTACCCAATCTGCATCAAGTGAAAAAAGCTGCTGGGTTAGAGATATATTTAAATCAAGCCTCGTTTCTGCTATTCTACAATCATCGTCTTGACAAGGGGTCCTTAATTCTTTTAGATTAATTCTATAATAATCCGCATATTTTTTTGCACCTTTCTGATATCCTACTTTTGTTATCATAATACCGGAAACATCTGTCAAATCAGACAAAATTCCATAAAAATCCCGAACTTTACCAATAGGAATCTCTTTCTTATAATTTTTACATTCAATAGCCACTTTGTGTTGAATGCCGTTTATGCTATATTCCCAGTAGACATCAATCTGATGCTTTTGTCCAGATCTACCTATAAGTTTGACATCATGCTTTACGCTAGTACTAATACCACGAGCATTGATTAACTCCTGATAGATTTTTTGTGTAAATTTTTCATATTCGATGTTTTGATTCATAAGATTATGACTTTTATAATAGATCCAATTCATTCAATAATTCCAGCAGACTTCAGTAGGCCGACAAATGGGCTTTGCCTTCTATCAATGTATGGCTTGACATTTTTAGTATTGATACATTCCATATCATGGATTTGTCTAAATATGGATATAAATTGATTCCTACTGATAGATTCACCATTCATAGCCCTAACGCTCCCGTTTTTACCACCTTTGTATTCTATAAAATCAAAAGTAGCTATTGCATTGTATTTAACGGTACCAGTAGAAGATAAAAATTGTTTATTCTTATCAATATAAGCTATTACTACATTCCAGATTTCATTAGCTGACATTCTCTTGTATTTATTTTTGACTTTCATGATAGATATTTTTTGCAAAAATACAAAAAATATAGAAACGAAAAGATTATCGCATAAGAGTCATTTATGATGATGCGAATCTTGTAACTCCTTAGATTTTGCTTTGCTTGTGTAAATATGAACTAAATAAACTCTGTTTTTTCATTTTTAGCCTTAATAATGCCTGATAGCATATATAATACATAGAAAGATTTTGATTTATTTAAGCACTTTAATAAATTTGCACTTATCAAAATTGTTATTAAAATGTGATATGAAGAAAAAAACGTATTTTGTTTTGATGGCATTATTGCTGTTGTTTACTTTTAATGCCTGTTCTTCCGATTCATCGGAAGAAGTTCTGTCTGAAAAAGAAGAGCCGGAAGTTCCCCCCGAAAAATATGAAAACGATGTTGTTAATCCTGATTATGTACCTATAGATTGGAAGAAAACAAAATTGCATGAGGTAGATGAAGAGAATGGAAGATATTCATTTGATGCTTCGTCTGAAACTAAAAATTTAAAACCGGGCTCGATACTTACAATTAATGCTGATACGGTGAGTTATATTGTTATTGTAAATAAGCTAAAACGTGATAATGGTAAAATAAGTATAGAAGCCAGAAAAGGTGACTTATGCGATATATTCGCCAACACAGAATTTACGTTATCAACCGGAGGACAATCTGCAAAGAATTCAAGCAAAAATGTAATTCTTCCTCAAAAAATATCTTTTTTGGACATAGATGGAGAATGGAAGGAATATAATTTTATGAATTCAAGAACCCCTTCGCATTTGACGGGTAATTTGTGGAAATGGGACAATGACAAACTTGAAGGTCGTGTATTATATGATCATCCAAAGTTTAGAATTTATCTGGAAAAATCTGATTTTCATATTGATATTGATTTAAATATGACCTTAAGTTTTAGTGGGCGAACACTTCAAGAAGTGAAAGATGATATAGAAAAACAATACAGAAGTAAAGCCTTGTCTATTGATGCAAATATAGAAGGGCGTTTTGAGACAAACCAACAACTTAGACTTGATGCGTGGCATCAATGTACATATGATAATGATGAACGTATAAAAGAATTGAGTAAATATCTACCTAAGATTAAAGTTGTTTTTCCTGTATTTGGAGTACCTGTTGAAGTATCATTAAATGCAGATGTATATCGTGCGGTTTCGTTTAGTGCAAATGGTGAAATCAGTGCCTATATGGGATTCACAGACAAAGCCAGTGGTACACTAGGCTTTCAGTGGAACCAATCTGATGATAGACTTGACCCTGTTAAAGACTTTAAAAATGAACTTAGTGTAACTTATCCGACAATGAAAGGGAAAGGGGATATGAATGGGAAGGTATGGCTATACCCACGTATAAGAGTTATCTTATATGAATTATTAGGGCCGTCCTTTGATATCAGACCCTATATGCGGACGAGTATCCATGGAGGGTTTTATGAAGAATTATTGTCTTCTTCAAAAGATTTTTGTGCATGGGATCTTTCTAATTATGTAGGATTAGATGCTAGGGCTGGATTAAGCTTAATGTTTGTAGGACACGAAGTCAAGAATATTTCAACAGGTGATATGAACGTATTTGATAAATGTATTTATCATTCTCCTTATGATATTCGTTACGTGTCTTCTACGTCAAAATCTGTGCAGAAGAATGTTCCTAATACCGTAAAGTTTGAAGTTTATGATATGGACTCAATTTTCAATAGAAGTATTCCTACTATCCTTAGTCAGATAGTCAAATTTGAAGGAAAAGGGGAGCTCTCTTCAAAATATGGCATAGCTAATCATGGGCAGGTATCTGTGGAATGGATTCCCACTTCTTTTAAAGATACATTATATGCAAGACTTTATAATGTGGATGGTAAAATAATGAAAGAAGCGAAATTTTATGGAGATACACAAATCAATGTTATGACAGAAAATGCTTCTGTTGAAAAGACTAATGTTGTATGTTTTGGCAAATTGGAGGACATGGACGATTTTTCAGAAATGGAATACGGTATTAAAATAAATGAAAACCATATAGCATCTCACAATATCAATAACTTGATATATTCTGTAGAATTATCAGATCTTTCCGAAGGTGCCTACAATTATTGTGCTTATGCAAAGATTGGAACAGAAATATATTATGGAGATATCAAGACATTTGTTATTGAAGCGGATAATAAAGAACCCACTCCGGGACAAGTTGTAGACTTGGGACTTAGTGTTAAATGGGCAGGTTGGAATATTGGAGCCAACAAACCTGAAGATTTCGGTAGTTATTATGCTTGGGGAGAAACAGGAGAGAAATCGGTCTATGAATACAAAACTTATAGTTATTGGAAAGATTTAGATGAAAGTGGAGATTATATTTTACCTGATTGCAAAGGAGGAGATTGTATGAATTACGCGGAGTTTGTCAATATCGGCAATAACATCAGTGGAACGAATTATGATGTGGCACATGTAAGATGGGGAGGCAATTGGCGTATGCCAACTTATGATGAATGTGCAGAACTAAAAAAATGTAAGCAGAAATGGATTGAATATCATGGTGTTGGAGGGCTGCTTATAACCGGTCCTAATGGAAACAGTATATTTCTTCCTGCTGTTAAGTATAAAGGTGAGAATGTATTAGGTGGATGGTCTAAAGCTTGGTATTGGACAGCATCAATACACGACGATGTATCTTCCAATGCTTATTATTTAGGATTCAATAATGACAAATATGGAACAATGATGGGAGGTATCTTTCGTTGGGAGGGTGCAGTAGTTCGTCCTGTTTGTGATTAATAGTCAACAAAGAGACTGATCCAAAATTGAAAAAGGATCAGTCTCTTATTGTAAATGCAAATTATTTTTAATCAATCTTTCATCATTCTATGCATAATGCAAATAATTCCAAAAATAATCGTAGCAAATAAAATGTTTGTTTCCATAATTATCTATTTATTTGTTATGGTACAAACATCGGGAAATATTCTTTGCTATTATAACAATTACTTGCTTCTAAAGATAACGGAATAATATTGGTCGGATTTATCCATAAAAAAGCTCCGACTCATCACGAGCCAGAGTATTCAACTTATGAATTTCAAGTTTTATTATGAGGAATCATTATTACGCCAATGTTTTTTTCGCCAACAGCGCAACAATAATCAGTACGGTTACACAAACACAGGCAAAACCGAATTGTTCATGGAAATAAAAAAACTTCCCGACTTATCACAAGCTGGGAAGTCTTAATCATAAATTTAAAGTCTTATTATAAGAAATCGTTTCCACGTTGTCGCCTGACCACCGCCAGTACGATAACAACAAGAACTGCCCCACTAACACATGTCAGAACTATTTGTTCAAGCAATTTGGATTCTCTTTTATCCTTCATCATTTCAGTGTACTCTTTCTCATGGATATCGGAAGAGCGTTTCTTGTCGGCATTGAGTTTTATAGTATCGTTTATAACCGATTTCTTGTCTTTTGCCTGATTGAAATTTCCCTCTATTTGCCCGTCCGCCAATAACGGAGGTTTCCCGGTCAGGCTATCGGGCGGTTTTCGGGTATCATAGATACGGAAATCAATCACATAGTTACCATTAGTGGTAATGAGTTCGCTCAAAGAGATGCTTGATCCGTGTACGATGTTGACCGTTTCACTGGCACTGTCCTTCCTGATTACTTCTGTGTCAGATTTGACAGCCTTATGCGAGCTGCCACATGATCCGAACAACAGGAACAAACACATGAAAGGAGCCAGCAATATATGCCGGCTTACCCAGTTCATAACTCTAACCAACATAGTCTACAACTTAAGAACTTGCATCCTGTTATTTCCGTCAACCCGATAACTGACGTGCACCCAAGCGAAGTTAGACTCGTCAATCAACTGGTCATAGGGCAGGTTCTTTCGGATATACTCAAACAACAGCTTGTTTTGCTGTCTGTCTCCAGTGTCAATATCAGCAGCTTCCCCCTTCATGTGCTGCGAGGTCTTACTTCCCTTAACGGCCGCATTAAGTTCCGGACAGCGATAACCACTGTTTACTGTTATAGGTTTTCCCCACCATGTGCGTAACGGGTCCAGTACGTTATCCACCAAGGCAGTCAGAGCAGTCACATGCTCCTGTCTGCATCTGTTGTTGATACCCAAGCGGTCAGCAGTCGTTGACTTGCAGAGTTCCGCAATCGTAAAAAACTTCATTTCTTTTCCTCCTTATCTTTAATTAATGTAGCCCTGCGTGGTGGAATACGACGGCCGCATTCGCTGTCGGGCCTGTCACAACGGTTATGTTCGGCATCTTTCAATTGCAGTTCCAGCTCGTGGCACTTATGAATCCATGCCAGCTTATCAGACTGTTCATTACGAAGCTCAACGTATAACGCATCAATCTTAGCGTCACGCTGGGCGATACGTTCTTCCAGCCAGTCAACCTGCTTGCGCTCGTTCTCATCCTCCATCGAATCGGCGGACGCATCCTCTTTCCGTGCGTTAGTCTTGCGGTTCACCCAGAACGTGACACCCCAGCGGACAGCCTCCAATCCTCCGAAAGCCCCGATTATAGCCAACCAGTCGTTTAATTCCATTCTGTCTATTGTTTATCTGATTATAATACTACTTCAAAGATATGTCTATTTACTTGCGTCATTGTTGCAGAATTACTTAAATCCATTGCCACGATATGACAATAAAAAAGACAAGAAAAATTAATTATAAAGCTTTCTGCTAAACCCAATAGTAGAAATCTAGTAGAAATATTAACATACAAACACTTATTTCTACTGAATATCTACCACTATTCAATAAAATGATATTATCAATTGATATTCAGCTTATCATCCAAGTTCCGGCGGAACTTAGGCTAAAAATAAGATACATTATGGTAAAAATGCATAAACTGACCAAGGGTGGACAAACCATCTATCCGGCTACTATCTATGATGCGGTGGTCAATCCCCAAACACGTAAGAGCCTGGCTACAGAAATAGCTGAATTAGCTCCAAATGACTCCCTTTCTAATTATGTAATGAAACTTGTTGACGAATCTACAACATTGTACGACAAGTTTGTGATAAGAGATAACATCAAGATTATTGCTGGAACAAAAAAATATGTAAATGACAGCGATTATCTTTGTATTGAGATCAGCAGGGAGGATAGTCCGGCGTTTATTCTATTCAAGGATATTTTGAAGAATACGGGTAACACCCCTACGGCGTTGGCATATATAGATGATGATACAGGAGGTTTCAGTTATAATACAGAAATTGGAACGTACTCATTCACTCTGAATACCAAACTCGTATATAACAAGGTTTCAATGTGTTTTGCCAAGAATGGTGGTAAAATATTTCTTGAGAACCTTGTCAATTACTGGAACAAGGAGTACGATCTTCCGGTCAATGTTCTGAGTGATTATAGAGTGAGAGGAAATTCCATGCTTGATATGGAAAACGCACTACTGAATGTGCGGTTTATAAAAGGCGCTACCGGCTATATGCAGAATTCTGATGGATGGGCCATTTATCCGATATTTAAAGTAAAGAATACCGATAAAATTTGGGCAAACCAATATTATAGCGTGACATTTTTTATTCTGGATTATAAGGGTGCTATAATAACCACCGGTTCGTTCAAGACGCAGACGGGCATGGGACTTCCGGCATCCTATTTCCAGATTGCGGATTATGCGGATATAGCAGACATGGAAGAGGTCAACATGATTATAACCAGTAATGTGTCCTCTTTGGTTGTGACCAACGACTCCCCTTCCAATTCTGCGGAGTATTGGATTAAAAATCCCGATCTGCTGAAAGAAATCAATGCGGTGGAAGAAGCGCCAGTGGATGATCGTATTTATGGCAGAAAGAATGCACAGTGGGAGAAGATGGGTGAGAGCCTGTCGCTCGCTGAAACAAAAACATACAATCTGTTTAACGGCAATCTGACCAATGCGTATCTTGATGCGTCAACCGGTGCGGTTGTATCCAATCCATCATATCGTATCACGGATTTTATAGACTGTCCGTCAGAAGGGATCGTTTCCGTTCAGGGTGTTACATCAGGACATATATATTGTTATACAGATGATGGCACATATATTCCGAAACGGGAACTGAACACACAAGGTGGCAGTTCCCCTTATCTTATGTTCGCCGCCCGTAAAGGAACCTCCAAGATACGGTTTGAATACCACATTAATAACAAGACAGGTGATTTGATGGTAAAACTGGGCGGAGGTGGAAACAGGACACCGTATATCAGTCATGTGAAGCAGGCTGTGCCGACCGACTATCTGTATCTTTACCAGATAGTCCATAACTGGGATGTCAGAACATGGTGGACCGACAAGATTACTGATACATTAGGGGACAGTATCTCTCAGAATCCCGGATACCAGTTTTTTATAGACCGGATGTTAGGTACGATGTCACAATGGCACGGAATCGGAGGAACGCGTATCAGCGGCTCAAATGGTAATGCTTTCTGGCAGGATATCCGTATCAATGCTCTCGCAGAAGATGCAGTATTGATAAATGTCGCAGGAGGAACCAACGACAGAGGCGGCTACACATTGGGAGATATCTCCATGTCAAACCATGATACAAACACACTTTGCGGAGCGATCAATGTGCTCTTGTCCAAATTATACTACAGATATATGAAAGTGAAAGGATACTATGATGAGGTGAATTACACCGGAATTAATCAGGTGCCTGTCGCACGTAACATCAATATCCTGTTTGTCTTACCTCCTCACGTGTGTGAAACTTCTACCGCGGTAAACAATATTTCCGCTGACATGATCAAGGTTCTGAATCTGTGGGGGATCAAATACGTTGAATCCAAATTGCAGACCGGTATCAATGATATGAACAAGACTTGGTTTTACAGCCATTATACTGATAATACCATCATTGACCCGACACACGGAGGCATACCTTACTATGAAAGGATCGCCCGTGAAATAATTGCCCGAATGATGGAAATGACTCCTGTCGCAGACATTGAGGCTATGGCGGCTTCCACACGTACATATACTGTTACAATGCAGCAGGGAAACGGCTATCAGCTTGAAGCATATAATAACAGCGTGTCTCCCGTTTCTGAAGGTGGGGAGTTTAGTGTAAAGCTGACCATACAGGAGGGATACGATGGTAGCTCGGCCAGTGTAAAGGCTAATGGGGATTCTGTTGCCAGAGACAGCACTTTATCAGCTCCCGGACTTGATATTTATACAGTGAAGAATATAATGGAGAATGTGACCATATCGGTTGAGGGAATTGTTATGATATAAAATTTTATATCAAACAAGACCATTATATCAAATGTTTTTTAATTTTGTTCTTGAAATTTTAAAAATATAAGAATATGGATGAAAAACAAAGAAACATCAGTCAATTAGAACGAGTAGTATCTAGTTTAGAATATCATTTAGAGAAATATAAGGAATCTAAATGTAAATCTAAAAATGGGAGGCTCCAAAAAGACCGTAAACATGCTTTGGATGATATGTTTACTCACGCTAAATATATGAAAGCTGAATTGGAACAAGTTTATCCAATTATAAGCGATGGTTCACCTTCGTATTTTCAATTTGAAGATTTTGGGAAATATGCGGAAAGTGATGTTCCTAATTATATAGAAACTTTAAAAAACTATATTGAAAAATTGAAACAGGACACAAGTGGATCTGTAGAGTAATGAGTTTACTATTAAGGGCTGACCTTATCCCTAGGTCAGCCCTTATGCTTAAAACCATTCCGCATCCGGGTGTACTTCAATGGACAGATGGAACATTATTCTGGCTATTAGTTTTCGTATCATAGTATATGCTTTACAAATTGAATATACAGTTATCTTCAACATAACTTAATTTTGTTAGATTGTTGATTTTTGAAAAAATCCCATCCATACTCTCATAGAAATATGAATTTTTATCATCGCTGTGCAAACGATTATCCTTGATACCGTATAGCTCCGAATCTATAAACTCTATGTCTGGTGTCGTTTCGTTATCCCACAACATGGAGGATGTGGTTTCCAGCCCATTATCTACAGCAACGAATGACCTATTGAAAACAACAGATATATTGTCAGCCAATCTAAACAGAGTCGCCCCAAATTTATATACAGGAGCCTGTTTCCCTTCACTTTCCACTATAATTGTAGCGTTTTCAAAAACCACCTTTCCTGCATCTTTGTTCGCAGAGTCTTTATAAATAAGTAATGTCCCCATTCCTGTTCGACTCCTTATACGTATATTTTTTAAGACATTATAACCGATTGGTTCAGCGAATACAGGTTCATTCCAATTATTTTGCGGGGGATACAATGTTCCGAAAATACCTACTGCATGTAATCCCTGTGTACGTATGCTAATATGTCCAACCTCCTTAACTCTTATATTTCTTAAATAATTCATTTGCGCTCCATTGGCACCGACAACCACATTAACCCCCTCGCAGTAGCAGTCATACAGATACATGGCATCGAAAGGCATTCCTGTTACCGAACTTGTACCATGTCCGGCAAATGCAGTACCCAGATATTCATGTCTGCCCACGGCCTCACAACCGATAAATGCCAGTATTTCTCCATAGTAATGGTAATTATAATACATGTGATGATAATACTCTCCATTGGCACCACTTCTTGATACAGCCTTGCAATTCAGCATCATGTGAGTATGGGGAGCCGCAGACCGATTAAACAAGAAACCATGTCTGCCAAAATCTAAACTCTCTACACCCTCATAAAATCCGTTAGGTATAACAGTACCGTCTGTAGAGTCACCGCCTCGAAAAACGATATTACGAATATCAGAAGCATATTGTGTAATTTGCAATTTTTGTCCTTTTTCCCCAATCTTTGTCACTTCATGAGTTATCTCCAATATTTTTCCTGCAATATCGGTTGTGGATAAATATATATAGTAATCATCTTCATCCCATGAGTCAGAGCCGTATCCACTGAACCAGTAAGATTCACCCGGATTATTTTCCAGCCAGTCCATTGCATCCGAGCTGGATTTATTCTGTGCGTCAAGCCACCATCCATTTCTTTTCCCATCTAAAAATACCTGACAAACAAATCTAGCCTTGCTGCCCGAACCATAGTGATGCTTTAGAACATAAATGTTATTATAGCCACGCAGTTTATATAATTTATCCAAAGACTCAATGTCATTAACAGAACTGATATCCGGTATGGATTTGGTCGGTATTCTTTGCAAATTCAAAAACAAAGGTTTATCCTTGGACATGTCGCCATAACAATCCACCCTGATTCCTTCTTTAGAAAGAACTTGTACCTCTGTATTGAATATACTTCCTCGTTCAATAAGAACTGTGTCCCCATCGGTCATCAGTTCATCGGCCTTGTTCAAAGTCTTTAACGGAGTTGAGTCAGACAAACCATCATTGGTATCCAAACCATTGATTGTACTTACGTAATAAGTCCTAGATAATGATGTTACGTATTTTTTCCTTTGATTATCCCTTAAGTAAAAGAACAAAGTCAATAAATCATCTTTTGCCATAAATGATCCGGCAGGATTAGTGCTCAAATTAATTGATGGCATAAACATCGAAGGATAACTGGTCACATCCCCTACCACAACATTCTCAGATGCATCCGATGGAGACAAAGCCGTATCATCAATTTTGGCGATCATCAATCTGCAATACTGGGTTTTTGTTGGAATGGTAGTATATACAGTATTCCAATTACCATCTTTTGAATTAAAATACTCACCGGCAGGATCATTATAAAACATGACATATATTCTATAACCGGGTTTGATGGTGATGCCAGTTCCCGTATCAATTATCTTGGTATAGACCCTGTTGGTTCCACCTGGTTGCAGTTTACCGGTTTGGGAATTAATACTCCCTTGTTCACACAAAAGATTCTGTTTCTCCATATAATTGCCACCCTTAATCTCGGTTAGGTTGCGTTCCATTTCATTACTCAAATCATTGTATGATTGTGCAATTTGTTTTGTTTCATCAGTTATCTGTTCAACCGTATTATTGAACTTTTTGATATCTGGGCATAACGCCTCATTTTGATATAATTTACTTATAGTAACCCGTTTTCCTGATTCTATATCTATAGTGGCTTCTTTAATCAAAGAAACCATGATACGAAATTTCTTATAAGATGTTGATGTTGTGCTTTTATCAGTTTTCCAATTGCCATCTTTAGCAGCAAAAGACCCATTTTCATTGTAATAAATTATATAATATCTATATCCACTTTCTATTGAAATGTCAACACCTGTATTTATAAGATCTGAATGTATTCTTGTTTTGCCTCCCTCTTCAATAGCGCCAGTCGTAGTGGATATGCCACCTTGTTCCCATGATGTTACATACGTTTCGTTAAAATCGGACCCTACAATTTTAGCTATTGTTTTATCTGTTATCTGGTCAATCGTATTATAAATACCTTCTGTCTTGTTTTTAATAGAAGTTAATCCAACGTCTAAATCAGATATTTCCGTAGTCAAGCTCTTACGTGTCTTTGGATTGACCACCGCATTATAGATGGTAGCCGGATAAATGGTTTGTCCGCCCTTTGTCAGTTTATGCATTTTTACCATAATGTATTCTATTTTAGCCTAAGTTCCGCCGGAACTTGGACTGTTGTTATTTTATGTAATTATTGATTAACTCTTAAAATCACTCAGCACATCATCATACTCCTGATCTGACAGAGATACGCTCTGCACCGCATTGTATGCGGCATAATCCGGATAGGGAATGATCTCCGCTGTGCTCTCATCCGTCTTGCCGGAAACGAGGATAACACCTGTAATCTCCACCGATACAAGATTGCAGATACCATCGGCAAAATCAGCATCAGAAAGATAGTATTCGCGTTTGACCGACAGAGTGCCGGGACGGAGTCCATGCCTGTCAAAAATGACCAGCAGACTACCATCATCAAGCCTACGGCAGTTCTTGTACCCGTGCCCGTCAAACTCCGCAACAACACATCCCGACAGGACTGTACGGTAAGTGAACCGGAAGGGAGTATTCACATCCCCATTCAAGTTCTTCTCTATGATCTTAAAATCGGACTGATAATTAATTTTCATACCTATAATATTGATGTTACATCATCTATCTCCTCGGCTGTCAAGATGCCGGAAAGGTCAACACTTCCACCGCCTCCGGTTGTTCCTGTAGGACTCCATTTCCCCTTTATCTTGCAATCATATATAGGACCGGGTATGGTATCCCCCACGACAGCCCAGTCGCCCACAACTGGAGATGGGACAGCAGCATGCAATGCTTCTTCCGTAGAAAACAATCCCTTGTTGCGGACACTGTTCTGCTTGACCTTATCAATCTCGGTAGAAGTCTTACTAAAATTGTAGTTAAGCCGATCTGCCGCCTCACTCCAAGTACCTGTTTTATTTATCGAATTAAGTTCCATATCACTTCATTTTATTTGGGCAATTGGTTTTGATCCCATACAATCTCAGAACCTTTAACCATAATTATGCGTCCTCCCATTATCTGGGTCTGATATATATAACCGTCACTTCCTTTTTGCTCGACAACCATACTGTCCGGGCGGAAATACAAAACATCATTACTATTCGGGTCAAACATAGAAACCATGGGAATCAACCCTTTCAGTCCGTATATGCATGATATATCTATCAGGGAGGCGTTCGTATTATCACGCATCTCTATTGAGGGGATTCCATATTCATTTTCCGGCTCAATGCTTATTGTATAGCCATTTGAAGACTTGACTTTTACTTTTCCAACAAATTCAGGATTTCCATCTGCATCCCATTTGATGTTCCCATTGGCAAGCTGCCCGGAACCATCCTCATTCAACAGTATCTTGCCATTGGCTATTTCAACTTTTCCCCGGAAATATCCGCCCAAAGCATAGATATATCCACGAAAAAAAGCATTACCGCCATGAGTAGCGACAAAGTTCGCCATATTCGCCCATTCTTCATCCGTAGGCTGGTAATTAGGATCATTACGAAACCTCATTACGGTTAATATAGCCTGTTGAAGCGTGCCACCTGCCCAGAATGCCACATCATCATCGTCATTGTATATGCCGCTTACTCCGGCAGTGACCTTCTGTAACTTGCCATCCTTGTAGTTACCTAACTGAATCATATTGGCCAATATCAAACCGCCAAGGATATCCACAGATCCATCCTTAATCGCGCTGGCGATATAATTGATTGACTGAAAACCGGCTGTTGCCTTGTCGTTATCCAAAATGGACGGTTTCCAGTCTGTGGCAATGGTTCCTCTTTCTAACTGAAGATCACAAACGGTTGCGGTACCACTGATGAGAAATATACCACTGCCATTGAAGGTAATCTTATGGGTATATCTCTGATAAGAGGATGTGAGAGGCTGAGAAACACTGAAAGAGCCGCACGAAACAGACACAGACGTACCCTTTGCTTTATAACTGATAACATAACTTTCTCCTTTAATCAATGATACAGATTGGGACAAACTACCGATTGCAGCAGAGTACCTGGAGCCGGCAGCACTATCTGCGGATACGGTAGCCACACCCGTCCAATGCTTTAATTGCTTGCTATATAATTCGGTATCAGCAGACAATTGAGTATCAGAGGACAATGTCTCACTTTCATAATCCCCGGTAAACCCAGAGTTACGCAACAGATTGACACTTCCGACAGCCGCATTGTCTATCGCATCCTGAGCCTTTTGGGCCAGATCGGCAGCCGCCTGTATCTCATCCGGAAGACCTTCCATATTACGCCATCCAGTGGAACCTTGCTCGATATGGAACATACCCTTGATATCAACACCGCCTTTTTGTGTATAACGGATGTAAGTGCTCTCATCCTTGGCACCGATATAGGCATCACCATACACATTGATATAGGCGTGTCCGGTGGACTTGTCAAAGCCCAGCCCGATGACTTCTTTCCCGGCAAGGGCGAAAGAATTGATGCCTTGGTAAAAAATAATGGAAGGCGAAGTTTCATTAACAGAAGAAAGGATTATAGCTGCCTGACGAGTGATGTCCGTCAAGTGTCCCAAGCCAATAATATCATCACCGGCAACCGGGATATCACTGTCCTTGTCGGCATTGGTTTTGCTCAAGTCAATATAGTCAGATCCTACACCTGTCACCTCACGCCAGTAGTAGCGGTTGGATACATTGTGAGATGTTCCTTCTTTAATGTTAAATTCTTGGGCTAATGCTAATGTACCGACTGTAAATTCGTTATTGATTGTAATACCATCGACTTCCGATAAGAAGAAACAGCGGTAGCTCTCATCAAGTTCCTCCACACGGACACACTTCATTCCGGCTGGAGATAAGATCTGCTCACCACCAACATGCGTCTTCTTTTTCACTTCAAGTTCATCAAAGACAGCCTTAATCTTCACATAAAGCCGGTCAACAACGGCTTGAGAGGTACCATCTTCCAGTACAGTAATTCCACTACCGTTCTTACCAATCAAAAGACCTTTCAAAAAAGTGATCAGCTCATTAGCGATATCTTCTTTATCTTTACGAAGGAAGTATTTGGTGAGCTTTTCTAAATCGGAATTATCCATGTTTTCTAGAATCCCGATAAATATGCGCCCAATTCTTTCAGCTGTATTCTCTCCTTCTGTAGATGCGTTTCTTACTTGAAGAGCCAGTTTCTTTAATATATCAACAGAATCGCTCATTCTCCTATTACACGAAAAACAGTTCTATTAGATTTTAATTTCCCTTCACCGTTATAAAGTGGCATACCGCATTCTTTTAGGTAAAGCACGCATTCTTTCAGGTAGCGGTCAGCTATGCTACATGCATCGCTATACACCATCATCTTTTCCTTGAATACTGTATGACTGCTATATTCACCTTCCTTGTTCACGAAGCCAAAACGGGATACATTCCCATCTCCATTTTTGACAATACAGGCATAGGTATAATAAGCCAAAGCTACGCGAAGTCCAGTGATGATTATCTTCTTTTTACATTTAGTTTCATAAGTACCTCCGTCAAGCAGTAGCTGGTATTTTTCAGGATTTTTTTTCACGTCAAGGAACAGTTCGTCTCCCAACGCTGATTTGATGTAGATATTCTCCGACTCACGGATGTAGGTTTCTATCTTGTCAGGATCGAGATGTACAGACATTCCGCGAGACAAAGCCGATACCTCATCTGTTGTTATTAGATACTGCTGCATTTCGTACATACTTTAATGGTTCCACACTATAATCATTAGAGGGGTTGACTACTTCATACCAATAGCTGAATATACGGCTAAAGGTACGCTCTATTAAGCGTTGTTGCTTGCTTACGATAGAATTGTAATACTCGAAAGCATCTTCCAAAATATCGCCTGAGAATCCGACTTTACCAATACGGATGCAATACCATGGCTCTTGGCCATAAGCTGAATAAATACGTTCAACCACACTTGCGTCAGTAACGGTAAATTCTTTGTCGTAATTTTGTGAGTTCAGATTTATTATTTCAGGTTTTTCCTCATCGCTTTCTAAAGTAACTTCCATAATCTTTCCTGCATTCGTATCACCTTGCAACTGGATGAGTGTATTTGAGAAACTGTCGTCATCGTCTGTATCTTTCACTTCGTTGCCTTCTTCGTCAAAGGTTATGTTCGATCCCTTTTTGGTGAATACCATAGCGCCAGGGAAGAAATTATTTCGTACATTTCTGTACTTGACATTGGACAGCCCTTCATCGGTACTCATTTCTGTAGCCACCCGGTCACCTTTCCCGACAGGATAAGTATTTTTCCCGGCCATTGACACCCATAGGATTTGACCTTTGTAGTATTCAATGCCTCCGGCTGCTTCTATTTGAGCCAGTATAACATCTTTTTGAGGGTTAAAAACATCTATATAGTCGATGTTTTCTTTCTTGACCTGCAGAGCTTTCCCTTTACGTGTCTTCTTTCCGCTCCAGTCTGGATGTACTGCTATTTTTGCCACATAACCGTTTTCATCTTCTTCTGTCAGACGGCAATTTTCAAATGGTACGTGCTGCATCTCCACTATCTCACAGAAAACATTGTAGTTAACATGGATTGCTATTCCATTGAGTTCGGACATGTCTTTACATAGTAACATGTGCACATCATCCAATGTGTCACCTTTTCGATTGACTACATATTTGGAAAAAGCAACCTCACGGAATCCGTTTCCTTCAATGAAGTCAGCGAAACGGTCTGAGCATTCAGATGCAGTAGAGCTTGCAGCAATGATATTCTTTAATGTCTGCGGATATAGGTTGTCCTGTCCGTAGGCTTGAATTCCTAGATTTTGTAAATAGCTTGTATCAATGCGGTTACTGCTTTTCTTTTTTAGATCTCTTACTCTCATATTCGCGAGGTTTACGTTCGTCCTTTATTTCTTTTATTCAACTTTATCTTCGCCTTCTCCATTCATTGCGTTCACAATTTCAATGGCCTTGCTTAGATGCAGATTCAGAACTTTTTTACTGATTTTCTTGCCGTTGATTTGGAAATCTTTCAACGTGTCAGCCACGGATTCTTCAGAAACTCCGTCTTGCAATGATTCTACCATTGAATCAAGCAGGCTTTGATTGTATCCACATTTGTTAACACGTTCTTTCCAGTCCGTAGGTACATGGGCGAAATAAATTTCACCTTTCGGATTTTTGGCAAGGTACTTTTCAGCAACTTCATCAGTGAGGTTGTCATTAGTGTACATTTTATTGCTTCCGAACTCCGGTTGAAGCAGGACACCATTCTTTAATATATAATTACATTTTTCTTTCATACGGTTATTCTTTTTGATGTAAACAGTCATTTCGATTACAGCATCGCGATAGCAGTCGTTACATGATGTCTTAGTGAATTCTTTTCCTAATACTTCCTTGTACAATCTTTCTATCTCCGATTTATCAGAAGAGGAGTAGGAGGGAAGATCTCCTAGCTCCTTTAATTTATCAACCACTTCTTCTAACTCCATAATTATTCAGTTGGTTTTGTCAGTGTTTCAACAAGCGTTTTTGTCGCATCGTAAGATGTTTTGTACAAGAATAATGCTGATTTGGGAACCTTGGTTTCTTGCAAAGAGATATTCCATCCCCCTTCCGTTTCTTCGGAATACTTGTCATTGCCGATCTCTGCGGCTTTCAAACCTTGGTAGTAACCGTAAACCTGGAAAGCTGAATCTCCCGGATTCTCGGTTTTATTTAACCCTTTAGCTTTATTTTCCAATACAACGACAAAATCACCGTTAGCAAGCCCATCAATAATGTCATTGCATACATCGGGGTCATTTGCTAATACAACCATGTTCACTGTGTTAGTGAACGTGTTACGATAGGTTCCTGTTGCCAAGGCTGTATTGGTACCTGTAAAGGGGGTTGCACCGAATACCTGTACCTTGTAACCTTTTTTACCTGTTTTCAGTGCAAGAGTTTCGATCACATTCTTACGGGTTGCGTTGAATGTAACCGCACCGAAATCCACGTCTGCGCGATTCATTATCACACCTTCCTGTTCCAGCCCGGGAACGATAGGATCATCGCACGATGGTGCGATGTCCTTTTTGATTGTTATATCACATATTGCCATATTTGCTCTTTTCGTTAGTATGCTACCTGTACCAACTCATCTTCGCCAATCATGGAGCCTAATTTTCCTGTTGAATAAATGTAGTTCTTGCGGGCTTTCTTATCAAACCAAATATCCAAGTCCGACATCGGTTCGGTGCCCTCACATCCATACATCAAGTTCTCAGGAGAACATAAAACAGCACGATGCGGTAAGTTAAGTTTGGTTTTGTTGTTCTGATAGGCTTGAATAAATCTATCCCAAATGGAACATTTAACGATGGTTGTTCCATCGTATTTGCTGACCTCTACACCGTCAAATACAACTTCCCAGGGCATGATTACCTTGTACTTTTCTTTCATATCGTGAGTCAGAGCATCGCACATTGACTTGGTGGCGAAAATTGCGCATCCGTCTTTTTGGAAAATCCGGCTGTCGGCATCTTGCAACATCGCATCGAATATTGATGTGGCAATGCCTGTTTCTTTCATCTTTGATTTTTGTAATGCATATGATTCTTCTGCGTTGGCTGCAATTTCAGTGTGCTGTCCGGTATTGTTGGTACAGATGGCAAACAGACGTTTGAAAAAACCGTCACATGTTTTAAATAGTTCGATGTTTACTCCGTCAGTGATTTGACCACCTCCAGTGACAGACGCTGCTGATTTATCTCCAAACCATGTAAAACGCCACATCATTTTCATCATAGCTTCAGACAGCTTCGGCAGTACAATACCGTCCATATATTCGGTCGATGTCAGGTCTCCTATATTTGTTCCCGTTTTAAGGCAGTACTTGGCAATGGTGTTTTCCAAGTCTGTATAGCACATTTCCAAAGGAATTTGCCAATCCCCGATTTCCCATTCCTTTTGGGCGGCAGCGATAGCCACTTTTTTATATTCAGGGTCGCATCCGGAGCCGGCTACTCCGACATCTTCCATTTCACCGATAAAACCAGCTTTTTTACCGTTAGTCACATTGGGCATAAACGTCATGAAACGCTCCATGTCCTCGTTTTGAAAGACTGTTAACTGAATAAGGTCTTTCAAGTCTTTTACAGCCTGATTATCAGGTGTAAGTTTGTCAAAATCTAAAATAGGCATTTCCCCTCCTTTTATTACTTGTTGTTTCTTTTTTCTCTTTCTTCACGAAGTTTTCTCTGAATAGGCGTTTCATTTTCTTCTACTCCTTTTATACCCTTGTTGAACGTTTGGGTACGAGCTGACACTTTATAAGTACTACAATGTTTTGCCAGCCAGTTTTCGCCCCCGGCCATACGGACTGCGTTCAGAATCTTGTTGTCCTCAATGGTACGGGCATTCGTCTTTAGAGAAGCATTCTCAGTTTCCAACTCTTCTATACGGGCTTTTAAAGCTTTCACTTCATCCTCTTCCAATTCATCAGGATCTTTAATTTCTGTAATAACGCCATCTGTCACAATGATAGTCTTTCCGTCAGGCATGACATGTTCGCCATCGGGACTTGCTGTATCTCCTACTTGGGGTTCACCTTCATCTCTTTCCACGGTAAGCGTGTTACCTTCGGCATTTGTCAATTCCATAGATACGACCTGTACGTCTTCAATTTTTTGATAGCCGCATTTGGCCAGCAGCCTGTCTATGATAGTCTGCTTCACTGTTACTTCTTTTTCTTTGTTCATTTTTTTGTTATTAAATGTGTAAGTTCTCCCTTTGGCAGTTGTAGGCATAAGAACGGTCGTGATAAAACCTAATTGTTTGGCTGTTTCACCACCAAACCAACCGGCTTTATTCATTTGGGCTTCGATAACTGAGGCTTCCGATCCTGTGCGTTCTACATACAAAGCTAGCATCTTGTTTTTTTCACTCTCCAAGTTTGATTTTATTGATTCTAGGGTTTCAAGATCAAGGTCTCCATCGTATGAAGCCATATAAGGCTTGTGAATAAGAAACTTTGCATGTGGATAAGCAAAACGTCTTTCTTTTGCAGCGGCCAATAATATCACGGTTGCCATGGATGCACATCGTCCTACTGCAGTACAGCTGATTTGCTTTCCTGAAGCACGTAAGGCGTCATAAATGGCATACCCTTCAACGGCATCACCACCGCATGAATGTATCTCAATATCAATAACGTGGTCATTCGGATCTATCCAAGATAGGAAATTTTGAATATCGGGAAAAGACAATCCCTCTTCACCAGTTAGATACCAATTTTCCATTTTGTCTTTATCCGCAACAATATCTTTGTTGATGTATAATTTCGCCATATATAATCTATTTTGAAGCAAAGGTAAAAAACGGTATATGGCTATAAGAATTTCAGAACACAATAGCACTGACACGCTTTGTCAGTAAAAAAATAAGGGGAAGAATAATCTTCCCCCTTATTGAATTGAAACGTCAACGGACAACCTGTCAATGACTCTATAGATGGTCCTTTCTGAAATGCTGTATTCATCTGCCAGGTACTGCATGATATATGCCTTTTTATGACCTTCAGCCGTAAGACGGGTGTAGTCTTTATACATTTCTAGGTATTTAATATCTGATGCATCTAATGACATTTCAGACATTATCCTAAGAGTGTTCCTGTTTATATATAATAGTTCGTATGCTTTCATAAACTACCGCTTTCTTCTATGTATTTAATTCTATTCGCAACTGAAGTAAACTCTTCTACAGAAACGACAGGGGCAGGAGCCATCATCATTCCTTTGGCGACTGCTCTGGCCAGCATATCTTCGCCTAAAGTTTGATTATTCGTTGCTGTTACATTAATAGGTACACCTCCACCCATCATATTGAAGGATGATAGGATAGGGGCGAACATGGACGTAGCTTTGGCAGTTATAACGGATTCTCCATTCGACAATTGTGCCGGAATACTGTCGCTCGTTCCTGTCCCCGGTCCTGTAACCAAACCACCTTCTGCAAATTTAGCACTTTTTACTATCTTAACAGCATTTGCAATGTTAGAAAGGATTGTTGCAATACCTGATGCCATTGTAGCTATACCAAGAATACCTTTCCCTGATTCAGCGGATACCATTTTTGCGATCGCCTTACCTGAATTGATGGCGATCTCTGCCAAAGCCAACATTTTGCTTGCCATAGCAAATCCTCTATCAGACTCCCCAATTTGTTCTGTGAGAGCTACAAGGCCATTTGTCACCTGTTCCATTGCTTCATATTTAGCTTGTTCTATTTCAATCTCCTTATCGCTCAGTTCTCTCTTGTCTTTCAGATAAGCATTCTGTGCTTCCAGCTTGCGAAGATTGAATGCTTCTATACTTTCACCTTCCATTTGCTGCAGGCTATCGAGCTCGGCTTTCTTTTGTTCCATCCTTATACGAAGAATTTCCTCTTCGTTATCATATGCTTGTGCGATTTCCGTTTCAAAGCGTATGCGCATGGCTTCCTGTTGCTTGTTGATAATATCCTGCTCATGAACTGTTGCCAGTTCGTCTATCTTGGTATTGTACTTTGCTTTAATGGCCAGTTTCATTTCTTCGGTTTGTTCTGTGCTGGTAAGTTCCGCCTCTTGTTGTGCTTGTAATTGTTGTATCTTTAACTGATACTCCTGCTCGCTGCCTTCCTTGACCGATTCCAATTGCAGGGATATCATTTTTAAACGGTTCTCCAGTTCTTTTTTCAGCTCCTCATCGGACAACTTGCTAAGCTCCATAGATTTTTGTTGTTCCAAAGCCTTTATTTTGGCGTTGATGGCTTCACGAGCCTTAGCGGTAAGGTTCTCTTCTTGCTTTAAACTGATTTGCAAATCCTCAATCTGCCGGGAATAGTTCAATTCAATCTCTTTCCGTGCTTGTTCTCTCTTGTCTTTCACTAAGGCAAGCATAGCATCTTCTGCTGCCCTTACTGCTTCCAGTTCTGTTTGCTTTGCTTCCTTTGCTTTGTCTGCACCTTCCTGGCGGATAGAGTTTAGGGTATTTTGCTGCTCTGTCTGACGGGTGTAACTGCTTTCTTCCAATTCACTTAATCTGTTTACTTCTTCGCTTAATTTCCTAAGGTCATCAATAGTGCTTTCCGATATACCGATTTTTCCAATAGCTTCATCTGCTGTAATTGCTCCTTTTTGCATGTCCTCAATGGTCTTAAGGGCTTCCTTTGTTACTTTAGTATATCCGAGCATATTGGCAATTCTTGCTTTCGCTAAGTCTGTTTGGATTTTTAAGTCCTCTTTTTCCATTGCTGCAGCTTTTTCCGCAGCTTTGATACGTTCCTGTGTGGACAGGGTCTGGTCATCTGCAGCTTTTTTCAGCTTCTCAATTTCAGCTCGGTTAGCGGCACGTGACATGGACAGCATGACTTCCCTCTTGTCTATCTCATTCAAGACTTCTGCCAGCTTCCACGCCTGTTTGGTTTCATTGACTATTTCATCACCGATACCAGCGAATATGGATTTGGCATCATTCCCCGCCTGTTTGAAGTTCCCGGTAAACAGATTCACTAAAGCACTTCCCAACTTGCCTGCCCGGTCTATTAAGACATTTACAGTGGCACCAAGAGCACCCATTATCTTATTGGCTGCTTCCACGCCCTTCTGTGTTTTGGTGAACCATGATACCAAAGATCCTAAAGCTACAATTAATACTCCAATACCAGTTCCAAGTAGAGCAACTTTCAACAGTTTCAAAACTTTAATCCAGCTGGTTGTGGTGGTCGAAACAGTAAGCATTTCTGTTTTTACTCCAGACAAATAATTTCTTACTCCACCCAAGGAGGTCACCATTACATTTATCTGCTGCACGAACGGGATATTGGCATTGGCGGCTTCCATTATAGCTTCCTTGTAATTGCCAACATTTCGGTAATACCGCTGTGTCTCTTCTTCAGCGCCCTTTAGAGCATCAGTAACCTCATTAATTCTGTTTTTTATGTTCATGCCTGTATCCGCATTTCGTTCCGCTTCGGATAAAGCATCGTATTCAGCCGTTAGGTTTGACAGTTTGGCACGGAGAGAAACAAGGCTGTTTTCTTGTGCCTTCTCCTGCTTGAGCTGATTTTGCATTGTTTTCGTTATAACACGTATCGAATCATTACAGTCGTTGATATAGGCTTTAGATGCCGCCATTTCTTCATTGTACTGCTGCCTTTTTATGTCTCCAGCCTTTAACTGTTCCTTCAGTTTCGCCTCTGCTTCTTTGGCTTTGTCGATTTTTGTCTGATACTCGGCTATAGCTTTGATAGCCTCATTATAATTCACTTTGATATCAAGTATCTTTTCTACTTTGTCTGCCATAATTTTAGATGTCTAATTGTAATAATTCAACATTTGCTATTCCTGTATTTTCTGCTGTAACGGATAGAATTGCATAATATTTCCCATATTGGGCCAGATATGCTGGAGTGGTCATATCTAAGTCTCTCAAGTCTTTTTCTGTTATTTCTATTTTTTCTTTAATGATTTTGGGGGTATACACTGCATTTTGAAAGCTTGTGTAGAATCTTTTTATGATATCTGTGAACGACAATTGTGTGAAGGTTCCATTTGATAGACCTCCATTGTTTTCCTCGAGAAGTATTCTTGGTTGAACTTTTTGCAGTTCAGCCTTTCCCTCTCCGTCATATTTGTACAATCGTATGAATGCTGTAATTCCTCTCATGTCGCATCCTGCAAATTTCAACTCTGCCATTTCTCTAGACTTCTCTAATGAGCTGATCAAGCAAGTAATTTCTCCACTGTAGTTGCCTTTTACCGTATCATCGTCTTTGTATTTAAGTATATTTCTTTGTGCAAAGCCATCGATAGTGAATTTCATTTCTTTAGGCTTGTTGGCCATATACGATGCTATTACCCGTCTAGTCCAATTGTACGCTTGTTCTTTTTTCTTTATGATATCATCGACAGACATAAATCTTATAATGTTCGTGCCTTCAATAGGATATGCAAATACGCCTAGCATGGTAGATATTGCTTTAATAAAATCAAGCTGTGTCATATCTGGCAAATTTGGTATAATGGGGTAATGACCATTCCCGTTAAGAATACTTTCGTCTGGTTGCTTGGGCGATACAAGGCTGTTTTCCATTCTTAGATTTATGATTCCATCTACACCGTTTGATACGTCTGCAATAAATCCGATATTTGTGAATCCAAACCGGATATCTGTACCTTTGTTTACTGAGTCAGACTCTACACCTTCGAACTCAAACGTAATATTGTAAGAGTTTCCTCCATTGCTTATTATATCCGTATATCCTATGTTGAATATTTCATTGTTCTCTCCGTTCTCAATATAATAAGCTATCATGGCTGCATTGCTGGGATAGAAAGAAGTTAAAGTATGTATTGATACTTTGCCTGAAGCATTGAGCTTTATGGAGTTTCCTTTTGTCTTTATTCCACTAATGAATGTGCCTTCGCTTAGCGAGCTTTTATTTACCGTTCCATAATATGATGAATATTCTTTATTTTCGAAGTAAAGTTCAATAGGCCCGGTTCCTTGGTTAAGGTAATATTTTGCATTCAACCACAGTTCATTCTTTTGAGAGAATTCCAACCCGTCATTTCTTGTCAGCAATGGGATAAACAGCTTGTTCAAGACTGCTTGCTGTTCACTTGGAAAAATGAATATCACATCATTATCAAGTGATATATGTTCTAAAATCCATGTTGCTTTAACTGCCGGATGATAGGGTAAGTCTTTATCGGCTGAACGTATATTGTAATTTACTTTTGGGAAAAAGAAATCTCCATGACTATCATATTGGCTTACGTTCTTTCCGCTATTCCATTCGATGTAATAATCAGGAAATGGATCATTCCCTTGGCTTTCATAATGCCAACGTTCTTTTAAATCTTGCAGTTTTTTTTCTTCATTGGCAATACTTGAAAATTGTGTTGCGTTTCCCCATATTAATGCGGTTTCAAACACATCAGACGTGCCTATCAAGTATATTTTTGCCCCTTTGATAATTTCTACTCCGTTTCTTATGTATCTAGCGTCAAGGTAAAATGAAGCAACGGAATATTGGCAGGATGGCAGGTCTGCGTGAAGAAATGCAGACTGATTCCTCACTGTGTTTGGAAGTTTAATAGTGTAGCTTGTGTTACTTACAATTTTGCCTATATCGGTGAATATATTATTCTTGTATTTTAATGTGATATTGGTGCTGTCGTCCATATCTACTAATTTGTTGTTGGCACCGACATATAATAATTCATTTCTCATAAGCTCTGCACGTTAGTTTCAGGTAATATAATGTTCGCTTCAAAGTCTTGCAGTGATACCCGCTGTTTGACGAAATTTCCCACAGACACATTTACGGCCATCCATCTGGCGTTACCGTTATCATCATAGCCCATGAACATATCAACAACAGGAGATGTGGCCATTTGGTAAAGGAAGTCATAAGTTATGCTGTCTATTAATGGAGCGCATACGGGAAGTGTCGTTTCTTCCATTTTCCTTTGCTTTCGTCCGCTACCTCCATGGTATCCGTTCTTGTAACTGTAATCCTGCATATTGTTTCTGATGAACTCTCCGTCATTGGATACCTGCGAAGTCTCGTCTCCTTGCATGAATAGCCAGTAACACCACATTCCATGGCGGTTGATCCATCTCAAGTATATTCCACAGTCTGAATTGTCAACCTTACAAGTGATCTTTGTGGCCATATTGAGCAGCCCTCGGAAGGTGAAATCAAAGGTGTGGTCAAAAACAGATGCTGCCGTATTACTTCCAGGTAGATAAAATTCCACCCTGTCTGAAGCATCTATTCCAGCAAGAATGATATTCCATGCATTTTGTCCTGATAATGCGATAGGGGAGCTTTCGGAACCATCTATAGTTACTTTTACATTCCCTGATGTTGCAGAGTATAAGCCTACAGAGAATGGGTAGTTTTTGAACCATGTCAGCACTCGGCTTCCATTATACTGCTCTCCAACCTTACTGGCTCCCCACAATATGAATACGTTGAACTGGAAGCTGTTTTCAAGTGTTCCTGATTCGTTATACATATCAAGCTCTATGCTAAACAGACGTCCTAACTTACTATCTTCGGCGTGAGTTGACTTGTAATCGACTTCTCTGTATTCGTCAAAATAGCTCTGCGTATAGAATGATAGGTCAAAGAAGCAGGAACCACCGAACGTCGCTCTGTTCTCTCTGTCTGATGTGGCTGTGGTGGTGTCCGTTACCGTTGCAGTAACAGATTGATAGTTTCCGCCAAGGATATTTATTATCACAGGATTAAAGCAGAATCCTATTTGGTCAGGATATTCAATTGTTGTATTATCTATCGTATGTGTTCTCATTGTCGAAATTCAGATTTATATGTTCAACTTCTGTTTCATATATAGCCGATACCCTGCTGGCTATATTGTCCACGGTATTTTCTAGATCACGGGAATAGATTTCCTCATGTTTTCTGTTTCGGTATAGTTCCGTTCCTTCCTTGGCTATCTTTCTAGCGACAAGGTAGGCGAAGGAATCGGGCTTCTTTACTTGTATACCCTTATCTTCCACCCATTGGCGGATAATCTTGTAAAATCCTTTCGGAACTTTCCCTGGCCCACGTCCGGTTTCTAGTACCGCGAATGCCTGCCTGCCCCACAAAACGCCTCCGTCCTCCGACATTTCTACTTTCAGACTGCCCTTTGTCCTTCCACTGGCTACTTGTCCGGCTGCTTCATGGTTGGCTATAATTCGCTTGCGTAACGCTTCCAGCTCTTCACCTATTATCCTTAGGGTTCCGGCTTTAGTTTCTGCTGCCATATACAATCTCTTTCACGCTCTTGTTGCAAATAACAGTACCCATTATCTCTTCTAACTTAAGTTGGATAACTATTCCGGTTACATTAACATCCAGCTTGTCATAGAAAACAGAATAAGGGATATCTCCTGATATTTCTTTGAACATCCCACTCCTGTTCAATAGCAATATGAATTCTTTGGCTTTATTCTTGCATCCTTCTATCACTGCATCATTTTCTGTGCCATCAAAATCGAACTTGGTTTTATCCATGAATGCCATCATACAGTTAGGGCAGTCTCTTAACTGCTGTCTGCCTAGATTAAAAGTTCCGCTTACAGGAAGGAGATTAAGCACTGCCGGCAATTTAATCTTGTCCAGTCTTATATTGGCTGTTTGCCAGTTGTCAAAAAGGTAACTTACACCCTCCATAGAGTCTACTATCTTTTTAATTTTTTGCTCTACCGTCATTTCTTCTTACTTAATATGTTTCTTAATCTACGTTCGAATCTTACTCTTTTGGCGTCCATGTCAAGACATTTATATACTCTGACCCATGGCACGCTGTCTACTTCTGCATGATCAGTGATACCCATGCGCTGTGCATAGTAATCAATCATGCCGAAAGGTCCAAAATTTAGCAATTCGGATCCTGCTTGCTTCTCTTCGGGTGTGGGTGGTACATTCGTCGACGCGAATAGTTTATTTATTCGTTCAACTTCTTTGGCCACCCATTGTACGAATCCCAGTACATCGGTAGCTGGAAGTTGGGATATATAACGTTTACTCAGCCCCATCAGTACAGTACAGGGAACGAACAAAATATCGTGTTCTGTTTCGATGGATTGCAGTTGCATCAGTTCTCCCATATTTATGTCGTTTAGGGTATCTGGTGTCTTATACTGCCCTAGTTGATAAGGTTTTTTCAGTTCATCCAACTTGGTTCTAATGACCTCGGGTTCGGTGGCAATGCTGCTTATTGTCAAAAATTCTTTTACTGTCATATCTTTCCTATTTTTGCTTTTGGTCGTTTTGGTGTTGGTTTGATGCGGAATATCATTGCCATTATCAGCATATCAAGGTAATCTGTGGAATGACCTAATATTTCTTTCATTTTTTCTTTGCTGATTATTCCTTTCTTCCGTGTGTCTGCATCAATATGTGCTTGTTTGAGAACTGACAATTCTTCAATGATCCGTTCCCGCTGTGCTTCCGTGCATACGATACGAAGCAATCGATTGTTAATCATCTCAGCCAGTTTGAAGGCACACTCTGATTTCAAATTGTCAAATTCAGGATTAATAGGTCGTGCTCCTCCATGAAACTCCTTGATACCGTTCAGATAGCTTTCAAGATAGTTCCCCAATCCGTCAGAGTCCGCAATCATCTTACTACGAGGAATTGAGCATTCTATCATCATCCGCTTCAGGTCTGTTTCAATGGATTTTCCAGTACTGTATTCCTGATCCAGTTTGATAAAACACACATTCCCTTTCCAATGACCGGCGATAAATCTGTCTCGTCCCTTCATTGCAAGGTCTGCAGAACCGGTAGATTCACCTGCAGGAGCAATGAACTCATTCGTGAACAAGTCACAGATAGCGTCGTAGTTACACAGGGCAGTCGGGTCATTATCATACTCCCAATTGCCGAAATATAGGCGTTCCTTTGTTACCCGGTCTTTTGTGTTTCGAAGACTTTCGATGTAGTCTTCTGTTGCCCAAGGATTATCCTGCACCAAAGCTTGGATAAATGCATAAGGAGCTTGTAATTTGTCTTCTTTCCAGGGCTTGTAGAATTCACGGTATAGCCAGTTTTTCTTCGGGTTACAGGTGATAAGTATCTTTCCGGGTACATGGTATACATCGTTCATGTGGCGGCCGATACGGGTTTTCAAGACTTCGAAGGCAAGGTAGTGCACTTCACCAGCTTCCTCTATCCATCCTCCTGTATATTCCTTAGACCCCAATCGTTCATACATCGGATCTTTCACCGGATAATACGTCAAGTCAATATAAACGATTTCACTTCCGTTGTCGAAGGCTATCCCTTCATTTGTTGTCTTGTATGCCGTGAAGCTGTGAGAAGATGCTACCTTATTGAAGGTCACGGTAACGGACTCACGGCTATCCTTCAAATTATTTCGGCCAACAAACCAGCGAGTACCGGGAAGATAGTAGGCACATTGCATCAGCCATTCACAGCCTAGCCATGATTTACCACCACCTCCGGCACCACCATACAATAAAAATTTCGTTTTGCTGTCACGAAGAAAATTGTATGCCAATCGCTGTTTTAAGTTAACCTTTTGCTCCATATCACTTCAATTTGTCAGCTTCGGGAGTATAGGGAAGAAAGTCAAATCCGTTGAAGGGTTTGCCTTGTGTTGTATGATCCACTTCCTGTTTGTCGGACAACCCTAGCTTTCGGGCTATAATGTTTGCATTGAAAGCGCCAACACAGGCTCCTTCAAATTGTTGAGTCTCGATGGTTTCTTCCACCCGCGCGATGACGTGCAAAAAATCTTCATCATTTTTTTTCATGCATTCACTTCTGAAGCTACTCCACCAACGTGATGAAGTACCTAGATAGATACATAATCCGGTGAGAGAGTAGGGGCGCTGTGTAGGTGAAACTTCTTGTTGTGTTTGCTGTTCATTAACAGTTTCTGTTCTTTTACCTTTTTTGCGTCTAACAGGCATGGTACGTTGTATAGCCTTTCTTGTTGTCCATGGGTTTTCATCACACCATTGGAAATATTCGCACGCCGCCTCCCATAACGCTTCAGGCGTGGCGAAGAGTTTATCCCTGCCATGCTTGCTGCGTAACATCCAAAACTGATTTCCTTTAGGTGCTGCCATTGTTTATAGTGTTTTAAAGATTGGTATAATTTCTTTGTCCAGATCCCATTTGCGATTATTGGGAAGAGGAAGTGTGAATTCATATTGCAACGCTTTCAGATAATCATTCTTACTTGCGCTCCTTCCGTTGGTTGATGCTACTTGAAATGACGAACCTCTTAACTCTTTTTCTGGGCTTATCTTCATTCCTTTATCGAATATGTTAAAATCCTTTCCGATGTAAGCTGTGTTTAATCTGATGATGTCAGCTGTGGAATGATAATGCTGGAAGTACCATTCACCAAAACGGAAGTTGGCTGTGAAGTTCTTTGCGTCAAGAAATACGGCTTTAGAACGATGGTCGTGTGTTTCCTTGCGTTCAGATGATTTCTGGGCGAACAGCAGCGGAATGCCAGACCAGAATATCATTCCTCCGGGCTTGCATAATGCTGATAACGAAAGTAAGACATTCTTTTCATCCTCTTCTGAGTTCACAGAGTTCAACACGCTATCGCACACAACCACATCGTACAGCCCGTAGTCCGACAAGGTCTTGCATATGGAAGCACAGTCTTGCCTGATTTCCTTTTCATCAATGATGTCCGCTCCATCTTTGCGGTGGAAGAATTCAATGGCGTCAATGAGATAGCCTTTTTTCTTCAGTATGGTTGCGTAATCCTTTTGTCCGGCACCGAAATCGAGTATGCGCATATCCTTGGTGATGTATGGTATAACCTGCGTTTCATACAACGTTGAATGGCTACGCTTGCTTGGAACCCCGTTCTTTTGCCGTAGCCGTGCCTTTTGGGCAAAAGACTGTATATAGGTCTTTCGTTCCAGATGGGAATACTCGAACACTCCATATTCCTTAGAGAAGTATTTGAGCGCGATTTCTTCTTTCCCTTCTGGAAGGACATATACAAGTAGGTCCATACCTAATAGTTTTACCGTTTTGGCATATACTGTTGAGATGATCACTTTCCCGGTATGGTCACATACGGCATTTGCAAACTGGCCGTAACGGAGAATCATTTTCGTAAGGTCAACAACACGTGAGTTGTTTCCTCCTTTGGAAAGAATGGAGATATCTTTGTTGGATACAGTATAAAATCCTTCTGTTCCTTTAGGAAGACTTACATTGATTTCTGGTTGGATTTCCGACAACTCACATTCCGCATAGTTGTGAAGTTGGTTGAACCTTACTTCATCGGTGGAGTTTACACCATCAAGAATAAAGGCTGGAACATGGGTATACCCAAGCAGCTTCATTGTCTTTGTACGTTGGTGTCCTGCCATGATACGTTTATCCGATTGACGTATGATGATCGGTTTGATAATGCCTAATTCCTTGATGGATTTTTTTAAATCTTCTTGTGCTTCATTAGTGAGCAGGCGTGGGTTATATTCTGCCGGGTTCAATATTGATATGTCTATGTATTCCATCATAAGCTAAGTAGATTATTAACAAAACCAACCATTACACCGTTCTCATCCAAATATTCAGAAGCCCGTGCTTTCAGTGCTTCCAGTTCGCTTTCACTGACTGGAATCTTATACCCCTCAAATACTAAATATTTGATATGAGCTCCGGCTTCATAGTTTGCGTTCTTGAGTACATTATGACTGTCTTCTATATCTTCTGAAAAATCTGTCGGATCAGGAAAGCTGATGCCTTCCATACCCCAATTAAGCAACTCGTTACAATCCCAGTCAAACAACTTGGTTATGTCCCATTGTCCGTTGTTAACGTTATCACGTATGATTAGCTCACGTTCCCTTTCCTCGGTCAGGTTGGGAATAAGAACGGTCGGTACTTGTTGCATACCTAGCGATATACAGGCATCATACCTTTGGTTTCCGGCTATAATGATCAATTCGCCAGTACGGTCTGACAGGATGATCGGTCGGGCTTCGAAATAATCCGGATTGTTTCGGATTGACTCTTTAAGTTTGTCTAGCTGTTCATCCGAAATAGTTCTTGGATTGTTTTCCAGTTTCTTCAGTTCCTCTAGTTTTCTGTAAATAATTTCCATAATTGCTTTTTTTGCGTTACAGAAACGAAGGTACTTAATAAGGGAGCTAAGGGGAAAAATGAGGAAAACAAAGTACTGACACGGCTTGTCAATACTTTGTTATGTGTGTTATAATTCCTTTGTTGATATCAATGCCGAATTGCTGGTAAGATAAAGAATTACAGGAAAGTATTTCACTGGTAACCTGTAAAGTCTTGCATTCTTCTTTGATGAACGTTAATATGAAAAGTGGGAAAGATAGATAATGCTTTTTGCAGATTTTTGGAACGGAGTAGAAACGTGACTTTACTTGTTTTCGTTTTCATTACCATTGTAGCTATCCTCTGATAATCACATATCTTCCGGCGGCTATTTCACTTCTATACTCGACAGAATAGCCCTTGTCTATAAATGCTCTTATGACATTATCGTGCGCCAACTCCGAAATTTGGTGTCTGTCTTTAGCGTCACTTCCAGTATTTTTTGCCCAACAATGAGGCCAGTTATTTCCCCATCCTACGCCATAATGAAAGTAAACACATTCGCCTTTCTTTTTGATTTCCGAGAGGATGAAAGATGCAAGTTCGTCTTCCTCGGATTTTCTTCTATTTGATTTTGGTATTTCTATTGTCAACATACTAATTTTTTTTTGAATTATTTCTTTATTACAACCGCCATAGTGCTAACAGTAGTTCCACTCTCTTTAAACTCGCCAGCTCCAATTTCAAAAACTTCTCCATGTACTTCTTTCAGCCAGTTGCGGAAATCAATACATTTCTTTTCCGAAGCGAATTTCCAGTGTTGGCTAGTTATTGCTGCAAGCGTGCCGCCTTCTTCCAATCGATCATACATAAGCCTGACATGCTCTATATCCTGATTACCGGAAAACGGAGGATTTGCAATAATCTTAGTGTAATGCCCTACACTGTCTTTCGTAAAGTCTTCATCAAGGAGTATCACATTTTCCAACGAATGCAAAAACTCTCTGTTTTCCGGCATCAGTTCATAGCATTCCACTGTTACGGAAGGACAAGCCCTATGAATGGCTTTAATGAGAGCACCGCGGCCGGCACTCGGCTCCAATACCGTATCATTTTCATGTATTCCTCCGGCAAGCATAACCAGCCAGTCGGCAACATCGGACGGAGTTTCAAAAAACTGGTAATCCTGCTGTAGGTTGCACCGTTTACCCTCTTTCAAAACGGAAAACACACGTTTCGGATTAAACGGGAATGTGAAACCTTGTACCTTTCCACCTTGCCATGAGCCGCCGGCTTCTTCTATCCACTTCTTTGCTTCAGCATAAGACTTTTTGTTAAATTGAACTTGAGGAAGTTTCAGAACACCGTCCTCAAGAGTACAATGTTTCAATATCTCTTCCACACTCCATTTTTTGCCTTCGTCAGCCTGCTTTTTCTTTTCAGCTATCGGAACATCCGGCGCTAACAGTGAAGATATTTTTTCTACAACTATGTTGCTTGCGTCCATGAAGGCACTGACGCAAGATATCGCTTCGATCAAGAAATCGGTGTCAACATGCCCGGTATCGTCATAGATGTCTATCCCTTCGGTCATGGATGACAGTTCATTGAGCTGCGCAACACTACCATGTAACGTTTCGATTAAAATCTTTTTTTT